AATTCATTTTTTACTCCACTTAAATCTTTACTTATTGATTTTTTTATTTCTTGAAGTTTTATATTTTCTATTAAACTTACTAAAAAGTTATAAAATAAATGTTTATATTTCTCACTATCATTTTTTGATTTTAATAATTTATTTATATCATTATTATCATCTAAATAAGCATCCAATAATTTATTCATTTTTGTTTTTATTTCTTTCTTATATTTTATAACATCTTCATTTATATTTACATGTGTTTTCTCATTCTTTTCTAAAAATTTGTTATATAATTCTTTATTGCTTAAAAATAATAAATCATAATTATTTATATTATTATTTGAATTCATAACTAATAATATAAATTTTTATTTTAAATTTTTTAATTGAACACGAGTTGCATTATCAAATATTCTATTTCCAATAATTACCGACGGATTTGGATTAAAATCCGCAAATTCAGGTTGTCTAAATAACATCGTTTCTTCTAAATCAACTGGAACTGTTTGAAAATTTATTGGATTCATATATAAATCACTCGAAGATGGAGGTATATATTTTGCTTGATCTGCTGCTTGTAAAGCAAAAAATTGATTTCTTAATGTGCTTTCTTTGTCTACATTTGTAGCAAATCCGCAATAATGAGGTTTTGTTGTTCCTGGATAAAATACCTCTTCACTATTATAACAACCCTGATTTATAATTGGAATATTTGCTTCTTTTCTATGGTCAATTAAAGGTAATGTACTATATTTTGTACTTACCGGTCTTGGATCAAAATTCGGTTGTATATCACCGGAAGGAATATTTCTTGTATATAAATTTCTATTCATTGTATCTAATTTTTCAAAATTTTGTAATTTAACACTAGTATTCATTTACTATAATTAAATATTTTAAAATTTTATTTTAAATTAAATTGAAAACAATTAAAGACATAAACATAATATATTATAGCTAAATATGTGCGGAATATTTGCCATATTAAATGCAAATGAAAACACCCATACTTCATCTTCTAACTTAAAAAAATGTTTTGATAAAGGTAAATCTAGAGGTCCTGAATTTTCAAGCTTAAATCTTTATGATAATATACATATTGGATTTCATCGTCTTGCTATTAATGGTTTAAATACACAATCTAATCAACCATTTGAAATTAATAATATTATTCTCGTTTGTAACGGCGAAATATATAATTTTAAGCAACTTGCTGAAGATAATTCTATCGCATTAACAACCGATTCCGATTGCGAAATTATTCTTCATCTTTATCAAAAATATGGAATTGAATTTACTCTTTCTATTTTAGATGGAGTATTTGCATTCATCTTATATGATAGAAATATCAATAAAGTTATAGTTGGTAGAGATCCATATGGAGTAAGACCTTTATATTATTTCAGTGAAAATAATATTGTTTCATTTGCTAGTGAATTAAAAGTATTATATCCTTTATCTCTTACTAAAAAAAATATTCAGCATTTTACACCTGGAAGTTATATGATTATTGATAATAGTAAAACTAAATCTACATTTTATAAACAATACACTTCATTTCCTTGTTCTAATATCAATTTTAAAATTTCAGCATCACTATATTATAGAATTGTTGATAATCTTCATTGTGCAGTCGAAAAACGTGTATCTGGAACTTGTGAAAGACCTATTGGTTGTTTATTATCTGGTGGTTTAGATAGTAGTCTAATTGCTGCTTTGGTTAATAAATTTTATAAATCAGACCAAGAACTACAAACTTTTAGTATTGGATTACCTGGTTCTGAAGACCTTAAATATGCTGCTATTGTTGCTAAACATCTTGGAACTAAACATCACGAAATACTTTTAACAGAAGATCAATTCTTTGATGCTATACCTGAAGTCATTAAAACTATTGAATCCTATGATACTACTTCTGTTAGAGCTAGTGTTGGAAATTATTTAGTTGGTAAATATATTAAAGAAAATACTGATTGTAAAGTCATATTTAATGGCGATGGTGCCGATGAATTAATGGGCGGATATTTATATTTCAAAAAGGCTCCTAATGCTTATGAATTTGATAGAGAATGCAAACGTCTTCTTCAAGATATTCATATGTATGATGTATTAAGAAGTGATCGTTGTATTTCTTCACATGGTCTTGAACCACGAACTCCATTTTTAGATAGAAAATGGGTTGAATTTTATTTATCAATTGATAGAAATCTACGTTTTAATTCAACTAAAGATAATTGTGAAAAATATTTAATTAGAAAATCATTTCATGAACTCGCATTTGAACTTTTACCTAAAGAAATTATATGGCGAACCAAGGAAGCATTTAGTGATGGTGTTAGTAGTTTAACTAAGTCTTGGTATGAAATTATCAATGAAAAAATTAATAATCTCAGTGTTAATGATTCTGCATTACAATATAATCTATTATCTCTTATGAATATGTATCATAAATTTCCAATTAGTAATAATAAACCAATCACCTTTGAACAAGCATATTATAGATATATTTATAATAAACATTATCAAGCTACAGATCATTTAATTGAATATTATTGGATGCCTAAATATGTTAGGGCAAATGATGCTAGTGCTAGAACTTTAAAAGTCTATAGTGAAAATAATACAAATAAATAATAATAATATATATTATGATTAAGATCTCTTCACTTGCTAAGAGTAAATTAATAGAAACAATTAAAAATGATAATGGTAAATCCATTTTTTTATTTTTAAAAGGTGGAGGATGTAATGGGTTTTCTTATAAATTTAAAGTTTTACAAGATAATAATAAACCCAATAAATTAGATGAAACCTTTAAATTAGATAATTATAACTTATATTTATGCAATAATAGTTTAATGTTTTTATTAGGAACAGAAATAGATTATATACAGGATATTATGGGTAGTAGATTTGATTTTAAAAATCCTAATATTGATTCTAAATGTGGATGTGGAACTAGTTTTAACTTTAAAAATATATAAAATTATATTTCTAATTTTATATATGTCTTTATGCGAAGAAACATTAATTTCTGAATACGTTGAAGTTCCTGGTAAATCATGTTATGTATTTGGTGCTCTTGATCCATCTGACCCTAGTGCTTGGATATATAGTTGTAGTTGTGGTTATTCAGAAGAAGAAGTTAATTGGCTTCCTAATTATAATTTAACAGACCGTATTTGGATTAGTGAATATAAATGTAGAAAATTTGATAAATCTATATGTAGCCACATTAAAAAAGCATTCGTTGCTAAAACAATTGTTAATCAAACCAATTTTGATATTGAAGTTCCTAACTGGGCTAAAAATTTATTTGGTAAAAATTATTATAAAAAAGCATTAGAAATAGTTCAAGATTTATCTCCTATTCCTTGGGGAGAAATTAGAGAAGGATATACTAGACATGGTATTGGTAAAGTTAAAATGTATGACCCTGTATATTATCACGTTCAATTAAAATATCCTCGTAAATGGACTTGCACTTGTAGTGATTATATTTTTTTTGATAATTGTATTCATATTACACAACGACAAATATTAGAAAAACATTTACAAAATAGACGAGAATTATGTATATCACTTGCTACAAAATATATATTAGAAAATATTTAATAATATATATAATATATAATATATGAATATAGAATTACTAGAAGAAGCATTACAAAATGATAATAATCTTAGTATAATTAATACTAATATTCAAGAAATTAAGGCTCAAAAAAATAATATTTTACAACAACTTGGTCTTAAAAAAACAGATTTAAAAGATTTTCATTCAAAATTAAAAGATTACAGATATATTGATGATATTAAAGATTTAAATTATGGTAATAATATCAGATGGATTAGTTTAAAAAATATTGATGAACTTAAGATTACAAATGGTGCTGTTTTATGTGATATAAAAATTCTTGATAAAGGTTTATCTTTGTGTTTAAAAACATATAATAGTAAACATTTAACCATTTATTTAAATGAAAATCTTATATTTCAAAAAATATCAGACCAAGAACGTATTCTATTGAAAGCAATAGATTATTTAAATAAATAATTATCTTTTTTTTCTTGTTTTCTTTGGTTGTTTTTTTGGTTTTAATCCTAATTTACCATTTACTGTTTTATATATCTTGTCTTCGTTTGGATTTGAATTATTTTTTAATTTTAATTCTTTTTTCTTTTTACAAGAAAATTTGTAAATTGCTAAATTTTTTTTTTGAACTACACTATTATTACATATACCAATTGCTCTTGATTCTGGTAATCCTTCATTAGGAACCTTTTTTATACATCTACATAATTTTTCTGCTATTATTTTTTCGGTCATTTTTTTCAATAATTTTATTGGTAAATCTTCACTAAAGTTTATTGTATAAAAATTTAATATATCAATGTAATCTTGTTTGGTAAGTTTCATCTATAATATGTTTATATTAAATCTGTAATATGTTTATATTAAATCTGTAATAATTATAATATTTATTTATATTAGTATATAAATATTATAATGGCTAAGAAAAAATATGCTGTTGTTTTTGATTTAGACGAAACTCTAGGCCATTTTAGTCAACCTTATAAATTTTGGTATCATTTAAAAAAATTTCTAAATAGTGAAGCTATACATGAAAAATATTTTTTTAGTTTCTTGGATTTATTTCCTGAATTTTTAAGAACTAATATATTTAAGATATTAAAATATGTTAAAAAAAAGAAAATATCTGGTGCTTGTGATTATGTTATGATATATACTAATAATAATGGTCCTAATTATTGGGCTAATATTATTAGGTCTTATATTCATAAAAAATTAAATTATGAATTATTTGATCAAATTATTAGAGCTTTTAAAGTTAACGGTCAAATTGTAGAAGTTTGTAGAACCTCACACAGTAAATCATATAGAGATTTTTTGAGTTGTACTAAATTACCATCTAACACGCAAATGTGTTTTGTAGATGATCAACATCATCCAGAAATGGAACACGATAATGTTTGGTATATATATGTTCAACCTTATACATATAATCTTAAATATGATGAAATAATTGGAAAATATTTTAAAGAAAACGTTGAATTGTTTAATCAATTTAATAAATCGGAAAATGATTTTATTAATTACATGAGTAAATTATCTAGTGATGATTTAGAATATTTAGATAAAACAAAGGTTGAAAAAAATATTGATGTACTTATTTCAAAAAAAATAGAGAACAACATTAAAAAATTTCTCGGAGAGAAATCTAAAAATACTAGAAAACAAAGAAAACAAACTAAGAATCAGACGCGTAGAAACTAGAAATTAATTTAGTTTTATCTTTTAAAAATAATTCAATACTATCTACTATTGTTGTTGATAATAATAAGAAAATACCTGCTGAAAATGCCAATTTTCTATCAAAATCAGTAAATTTTTTCTCTTTATAAGTAATCGGGTTATAAAAATATATTAATAATAATGCCACATAAATCTTTAAAAATATTCTTAAATGAGAGAGATATTGAGGTGCTAAAGAACTTATTCCTAACATTGCTAAGAAATACAAAATATAACTAAAATTTAATCCATATAAAAATATATCTTGATAAACTTTATTCATTTTTATATTATTATTATATTTTAATAATATAAATGGCTAATTATACAGATACAGAAACATCTGAATTATACAATAGTTTAGATGATAAACCTAGAAAAATACCAAAAAAAATTTTACGTATACTTAATAAACATGATGTCTCATTAACAGATAAAGAAGAAATTGCAGATGTATTAGTTAATTTATTACATAAAAATCGTGTTCAATCTACTTTAGATGATATTAAAATAACTAGTAGAAATTCTAATTGGTTTGATCGAATGGGAACAACAAGTACGGCAATTACTGATGGAGTTGAACGTGGACAATTAGATGATGAACTGTCTGAATATGCTGATATAACAGACACTCCATTAGCAGAAAGAAAATCTATTGTAAAACATTATAGCAGTTATAAACGAGAACGGGGAACTGGTAAACGTAAAAAACATACAAAAAAACGTAAACATAAGAAAAGAAAATCTACTCGTAAAAAATAAATTATATTATTTTTCAAATATAATAATATAATTCAAAAAGAACTTAAAGAAAAAAACGCCAAAAAACCTTAAAAAT